ACTTAAAGACCTGGCGCACAAAGCGCCTGCTTTGCTTGCGGTTCGGTAGTCCTTACGGGCCTCGCCTCGCGAACACGTTCGCTGAACGTCCGCAGTTATGCGGATTCAACCGGGCCTGACGAATCAGGTAGTCCGATGTGGTGAGAATACGTTAACGTTAAAGTTTGTCAACTAACAAAAATCGAGTTAAGGCAAAGACATCGCAGCAACAATGTCACCGGACTGCCGTGTTCCGATCCTTAACCCGCTAAAGCAAAAGGCGGACATGGGGAAAACCTATAAACCCATGCCCGCCCGAACACTACCATCAACAACAACTAAACGAATTGCTATGCGCGGTTACTATTACTGGGGAACGCCACGGTGTGCAAGTAATTAAATTTCTGGACCGCATATTTGTCACCGCTGACAAACTTGTCCATAAACTCCTTGTCGCCCTTGAGCTGGGTGATTTCGGCCAAGGCGTGCGCTGCGCTGGGGGAAATCTCGGTTGTGCCCTTGCCGGTTGCGCGGTCCTCCATCAAGCCTTGACCTGCCTTGGCCAGCATCTTGACGAGCCGAGGGTCGTTACCAAGGCCGGATTCCTCGATATAGCGAACGAATTGGTCATCCCCGAACTTGGCAACAACGGACCGGGCCAGCTCGATATTGGCCTGATACTTGTCGCCCCATTCCTGTTTGAGCGTGGATTCTGCCGATAGTTTTGCCGATTGCGTGGATTGCTGGTCGGCCTCGTAGGACGACTTAACAAAGGTCAGGTCGGCTTCAATCAAAGCCTTGGCCTGCTTATCGGACAGCCCCGCCTTGTGGTAAAGCGCCTTACGCTCCGCAATCTTAGCATCGTCCAACGCCAACCCTTCCGGCATCTTCACATCCGGCATGGAGTATTTGTCCGGGGCTTCCGGCCTGCCAAGCTGCGAGTAGAAATCGTTGTATTCTTTGTCGGTCCACTTCTCGGAGGGCTTCAGTATCTTGTCCGCCCCGATCATGGACTTGGTTTCCACGTAGGACTTGGCAATGGTCGGGCCAACCTCTTCCCACGTCTTGCCTTGAAACTGGGCCAAAGACGGATTTCCGCGCAGTTCTTGAGGAAGCGTGTCCACCCATGTCGATGCTGCCGCTGGCGGAACCTGTCCGCCTGTAATAACTGTATCACTCATGTTTATTCCTATGTGTTTTGTGTTTTAACAGACCTGTTAAATCTTGATCGCTTGTCGCTCCCTTTAAATCCCATGGCCCGGTTTCTAGGGCTTGGACGTGAGCTTTTGAATTCTTTCTCCATCTGTCGTGTTTGCGCCTCGATAAACGCATTTGCAGAAATCCGATAGACCATGTTTATTCCTTATCTTCTCGGTATGTTTGGTTGATGCGATTGATGACCGCATCAGTATCACCATGAATCAGGTTGAGAACTTCCAGAACGAGCCGCCTGGCCCCTTCGTTCATCATGGTCTTGTTCGGATCGCCCGGACAAAATGTGGTTCGGTTCACGCAGCCCATCTTAATGAGGTGCCTGAGGGCGATTTCAGCGTCTCCGCTGGGTTTGAAAACGGTCTGGTAGGCTTGTTTAAGGCGGACCAGATCGTGGATGTTTCGGATGATCATGTTTAAATGACATTGCCAGCCTCCTGCGCTTTGGCGACGTTGAGCAGAGCCTTGCTGGCCGGTTCAGCCACAGCCGCCATTTGCTGCATCTGCTCGTTCTGCTGGCGGGCACTGCGGATCTCGTCGATTTGGTCCGCTGTGCGCAGAACGCGACGGGAAACCCCGCGCAGGTTGGCCAGCTCTTGGGCAACCTGGTCCGCGTCTACCGCGTCCATGACGGTCGGGCTGATTTGGGCGAGCGGAACCAGCTCTTGGATGTAGCGGCCAATTAAAGTAGCCTTCGAGCCGACCTGCGCCCTTGCCGCCGCGCTCATATACGCGATGCGCAGGGTAGCCCCCTCAAGTTGAGCGGGCGGCTTGGGCAGTCTGTTGTGTTCCCGAAGGAGATTGTAGGACCGGACGATCATGGGTCCAAGCAGTTCGGTCTGTAACCGGCCCAACATGGGGGCCATCATGCGGAGTTGCTGCTCAACAAGCTCGCTGATTTCGTAAGCGGTCTGACGCTCTTTCTTGGGCATCAACTTGACCCAATCGGCATAGAAACACTGCCGGATGAAGTCGCGCTTCTGCTGAACCTTTTCTTCGCCCCAAGGGATATTGCCCCGGAACTCAAGGTATTGGGCTGGTTCGGTGCCTGGCTCACGGTACAGAATGTCGTTGGCCCCCGTAGAGATGCCATCGGGTGGAATCAGGAACCCGTCCGAGGTGAGCTGAAGCGGTGGCTCGACGGCCTTCTTAGCCGCCTTGATCATGGTGTATTCCATCCGGTTCAGCATCCGAATGTCAGGCAGGCAGTCGTCCGCTGGACCGCGCCCGTATTGCTCCCCGGCAATCTTGTTCCACCGACCTACATGATATGGGAATTCAGCGTAACCAGACTCGCGAAGGACAATCTTCTTATCTTTAAGCACCCAACAGGATGCATAAGCCATATTTTTGTTATCCTGCTTGCCGTAGTCACGCTGTTCCCGAGAGTAAACGGCGTGGATGACATCCCACTTGCGCTGCTTGTCCTTGGAAAACTCTTCGCCAAGAACAGGCCCGAACTGGCCATTGACCTGATCAAATGTCATAGGCAGGCAGCGCGAGATGGAATTGATTCGCCCGTAGTAATCCTCCTCAAAGAAGCAGGCTGACAGCGGGTGAGTGCGGAAATGAAGGGCCGCAGAGTCACCGTCCCAATCCTGATAGACGATGCAGTTGCCAAAGGCCGCTATGTCCAGATATGCCTCATGCAGGGCGCTGGTCAGGCCGGTTCGGTCGTTGCAATACTGGCCGTAAATGGCGTCAGCAACCTGTTCTGACCATGAAATGACCTGCGGGTCGCGGGCCAGCTCAACATCCGGGGTGGCCTGAATCTCAAACCATCGCTCCGTAGGGGAGGACATGTAGGAGTGTAGGGCGGCGGACAGCTCCTTGGCGGCTTCACGGGCTGTGCCGTCATAAACCTGGTCAACGCGGCTCTGGCCTGGGGCGGAACGGCTGTTGAAGTCCGTAGTGGTGGGGCGCACCATGTCGCGGATGTCCTGCCAATTTGTTTCCCATGTGGCCCGCTCGGACTTCTGAGCCTCGAAACGCTGAATGACGCTTACCGCCTTGGGATCGTTGTCTTGCATCACGAAAGCTTGGATAGGAGCGTTCCGGGACGCTTCGGGCCGTAGTTGACTTGGGCAGGATCAAGCCCCGCCGTAAGGACGGTGGAGTTAAATCCACGCGCTGTGGCCTGACGGGCCTTCACTGTGGCGGTTGCGCCAAAGATGGCGTCCTCCGGGCGGGGCGGGGCTGGCGGCTTGGGAGCTTTGCCACCCCCACCCCCTTTATAACAGCGCGTAGCAGCGTTAACGTTAAAGCGTTCAAAGCAAAAAAAGGAGATGTCGCGGTCTGGGCCACTCATAGCTTTCCGATTAACTTGTCAAACGAATACATCTTGAGGACATTCTTACGCTCAAACGAAACATAAGGCAAGCGGAAAGGTATGAATTGCAAAGCCTCCCTCATGTCACCAGCCAGCAACCAGATATGCCAGCAATCCGGCTCGTCCGGTGGGTTGAAGGAAGGATCAAGGATTTGCTCTGCGGACCAAGCCCAATAACAGACCGGACGGCCCATGGCGAAGAACTTGGGCGAGGAGATGACCCAGCCGTGCTGCAAGTGGAGCGCCAGGTCCTCTTTGAAAGACCTAGCGCACCACTCGTTGCGGTAAACCGCAGCGGCTTTCTCAACTGGGGTCATTGCCTGTTTTTGAGTAAGCGCAATCAGCGCATGTAGCGGATCGCTTGTCTCCAATAAATATCTCCTTACAAGAGACGCATTTGCAAAAATATTCACCGGGAGCGTATCCTCCGGTTGCTGGCATATCGCTTTGCTTTGGGTTAAGCATTGTTCCTTTTTTTGGCTCGCCCATTACTTAGCCTTTCGATTCAGCCCCCTAGGCGCTCCCGCCCTAGCCGGAACAGGAGCGTTCACAACCGTAGTGGCCGTGCTTGTGGCGGACTTGACCCGCATGAAGACGTTCCGGCCCACGGCGTCCCGGCTGATGAAGGCCCAGCCCTGCTCTCCCCATAGGTTAAATAGCGCCTCAACCTGCTCGTTGGTTGTTGATGATGTTGGGGACCAGATTTTGTATTCGTATTTCATAGCAGCTCCTTTGTTTTTTCGACAAGCTCGTCGATAATATCCAGCGACACATCTTTATCTATGCTCTCCCACCACATATTAAAACCCTTCCTGTCACTAAGAGCGCCGACTAAGCTGGACACAATCCTAATGGACAACTCATGCTTTGATTCTGTTTTCATGTTTACAGGTAACTGACCGTATCTTTCTGCCGCTGCGGAAGCTCAACCTTGCGGAACGATTTCTGAATGTTCCACGCCAACACCCGCATACAGTCTGCAAAGTGCGAGGTCCAGTCATGGAGCGGAGTATCTTTGTAGATTAACATGTCCTGACCCACGCCGGTTTGTTGCAGTTTCTCAGGCAGCAGTTCTTTACGGTAACTTGACAGGGCTTCAATTAAGCGAGAGCACTTGGTTTTGTCAATCCACAATCGGGGAAAAATGTTACGGACTTGTTCGATGCCGTCCAGTTTCGATTTGGGTTGTGGGGTGACGCGAAACTTGATCCCGAGGGAACGCGCCACATCCCAGACTGATTTTCCACCGGCGGCGAGGTGTTTAATTTCCACGTCCCATGGTCCGAAATGTTCTCCGTAGGCGTAGTCTTTTTCCTTGAGGATGCGGGCGTAATGCGACATCTCCTCACCAGAGGCCGAGTAATAATCTATGATTCGGATTTCTTGTGCGACGATCTGAAAGAAGATGATCACAGTGAAATCCGAGAAACCAATATCCCAAGCGGTGTTGACGGTAGCTTTCGGCTCGTATGTAACGTTGGTGATGCGTCCGTCTTTTTGCGCCTTGGTAATTTCGGTGATGTAGTACGCGCCTTGAAGTGGAATTTCAGGATCGTTGTAATACTCCTGGCGAATCATCGCGTCACTCATTCCCGATGCGCGCTCCTCTTCCACATCGGCCTTGCTCAACGCGCCGGTATCATCAATGGTCTGATTCAGGTAAAGGTAGTTCGGATTCTTCTCCTGCATCTCTGCGTACTTCTGAGCGAGCTGCCACGCGTGGTTCTTTCCACGGACAGTCGTGATCATCAGGCTCCATCCTTTATTCTCGCGCAAGATTGGACGCAAGTAAGCCCATACTGCCGGGTCCATGATGGCGTACTCTGAGAGGACCACTCCGATTGGGTTAGTGCCGACGTGCCTGTCGATGTCATCGCCTCCGATGCACTGCCATATAGACCCATTTTTTAGGTGCACTCTCATGTCGTTTTCATTCTTGCGATCTATCAGTTCCGCAGGAATGTGATCCATGATTTTGATGTCGTTGTTGGTGTCGATTCCATTCCACACAACGGCACGGGCTTGTTTGGCGTACGGGAGCAGATGCCAGAACGTACCTTTCCGAAGCTGAGAGGCTACAATTGCGATGTTGAGGGCTGCCAAATCCTTCCCCCATCGCCGGTGAGCCAAAACAAACGCACGCTTTTTTTCTTGCTCAGGTATGAAGTGCTCGTAGAGCAATTTTTGGTAGGGCCGAGGGGTAAATTTATATGGTAATTCAATGTCCGGCATGTTTATCCTCAATCTGCTTAACCATCTCAGGCGTCACGTCAACCACCGCTCCGTTCCCACCTTCCAATTCGCCAAATTTCTTAACCGTTACCCTCAAGGTATAATCCTTCGATTCCTTGATCTCGGAACTCTTTAGTACAGGTCTTGTGTACCGGCAGCACTTGTCCAGTGCGTCCAGCTTGTCCTTGACCGGAAGCACCAACCAAAGCTTCCCATCCTCCTCCACCAGGTCGTATCGCTGCATCATCGGCTTGAGCACATCCGGATCAACCCCTCTGGGCACGGGTATCCGGTTCTTGACGCAAAGGATCATTTCCTCGAACGGATCGAACTTATGCTTTTCGCAAAGCTCCCGCGCAGAGGTTTGACTGATGTTTACCGGCTTACGCCTGATGGCCATGTTTGTTGGGCTTTATCGTTAACCTGAACTTTTATGAAAATAGTTGTTGCGCACAGGAAAGCAAGTGGTAAGTTCAGGGCGTGATGCAGCTAGTAGATAACACAATTTTGGCCCGGTGCCTTCAGCAGACGGAAGGGACTGCATCACAACTTTCCCCCCAGCCTCACCGGGCCTTCTCCTTTGCAACAGTTGGTGGAACTAGACACTGCGACTGCGTAGCGGGCGCACCTGCTCACATTGAACTGAGCACTGTTGCTTTTCAATTTCGTCCCGTGCCTGCGCTGGCATTCTCTGAGCAAAGCCTATCAGTCGAGAGGCTGAACAGCTTACGCGGGGAATCAAGAGAGAGCGCATTGCCTGCTGGCCAGACTAATTATCTGACTCTCGCGGCGGGACGAATTCACTTTTATCCGACAAGAGCCGTCATTCTGGAACACCAGAGCGGAGCAAAGCGGATTCAGCGCAATGGTTATATTCCATTGCAAAACACGGCAACCAATGCGGAATCAATCGCGATAACGTAAGACACATCAAGCCCGTAATAAGCCCATACACAAATGCGATATGCACGGATACTTCGGGAGCACGAGTCCGTTGAGTGTATGATAAACCGTTGGAAACTGGGAGTCCCTCAGGCACACCGGCAGGTCAAGTAAAGGCACCGCTTAGTTGGTTGTAGTGTAAATAGGACAGGTCAGTCGTGAGCTATGCTCTTGAGAAACAGGGCAAATGCGAGCCTGAAACGGGTGACCTGTAGCCGATATAGCAAAGCGAACCAAAATCTCGCTAGAGATGCCCCATTGTTTCTGATTTCCTAGGCTCCCGGCAGGTGGGACTGAAACGAACTTGAACATCTCAGTAGAAACTAACCGAAACGAAACATGACATTTGAAATCATATACCAGATCCACGACAGGAAAACCGATGCGCTTCAGGGCGCTTACGACCGCTCGTATCGAACCGAATACAAGTTTGACAGTGTTGAATCGGCCAGGTCGGCCAATGTGCATGGTCTCTACAAGAACAAGGCCCAGTATCGGATCGCCAAGTATAAGGTCACATACAAGCTAATGGACGCAGATGCAGATCCGGCTACACCTGCTGAGATTGAAGCGGAACAAAAAATGGAAGCGCACAACAAGGACGTTCAAGCACAGATGGACGCGGCTGGAATTACCGACCAATACGAGAGAATGCAGTTCATGTACGAAAAGCTTCGCGTCCGGGTTGTCGATGATATTTTAATTAAGGCCATGAAATCTTTGAACGAACCTGAACAACCCGCTGTCTGATTCGGTGCGGGACAAAATGATTATGACCATAACAACCTCAAAAGCCAATGGCGTTCAGTGCCCGCGCTGCTACCGATACACACCTTCCATGAACCTGAACAACCTTTGCAACCGATGCGTGGCGATTCTATGCCATGAGTTTCCCGAGATGGGGCTGACCAGACAGGTCATTGGCCAGCTAGAATCACGCGGACTTAAACCGACCGACAACCCTGAATGGAATAACGTATGACCAAAGAAGAACAAACCATCTGGTTCAACCACAACCTGGCCGATGCCAAAATGAACAACTCGTTTGAGGAGCTTGCTATTGGCTGGATGCGATACAAGGCGCTTCGGGCGCAGCCCCTTAGGGTCCACGCCGAGTTGAGGGAGCGCAATCTGGCCGGGGAACGGTTCGATGACATGGTGGATGAACTGGTTGCGGATTTGGGGAGGTAATATGAAAACACCACAAGAAGAGGCGGAAGAGATGGCTGAAAGCATTCATCCTAAATGGGCAAGGGTAGATGAGGATCGAACCTTCGACCAGATTATTTTAGCTGAAATCCCCCTCGCCGAACTCATCGCAGTTGCGAGGGCGGCGGCAAAAATAACGTCAGAGGACACGTATGACGAGCGGCTTGAATTCTTCAAGGCTATCGAAGCCCTTCGCGCAACGGGAAAGGTGGAGCTATGAATAATCCTCTAATCACAGCAATGCTTGTTGCCGCGTTTCCTTACGAAAATAACTTTGGAAATGCGCCCACGTATCGCAACGCCATTCAAACACACGAAGAAGGAAAGAAGTGCTTGCTGCCAGATTGCGACAAGCTCACAAAACACAATGGAGGCTATTGCTCTGCTGGCCATTGTCAGATTCATAAAGCGAAGCTGAAAGGAGCCCTATGACCCTAACACCCGAAGAAATCGAATCGCTCCGCATCGCTATTGCGGAGGAGTGTGGGTGGAAGATTGAAAACTACGGACCTGAAGGATACGATACTCTGTATTGGCGGCTTCGCAAACCAGACGGAACAATACGCGAGCGCGGCTGCACGGGAGAAGATTGGTCCCGCGCTATGTTTGGCCATATGCTCCCTCCCTACACCACCTATATCGACGCAATCCAGAAGGCGGCGATGGAGAGGTTTAAAATTGGGTCAGATCGACTACAGTTTAACGCCGCGCTTCGCGACCAAGTCAAAGAGATTCAAGGCCGATTGTTTTTCCACGAACTAACCGCTCTCGACTGGTCCATTGCCTTCGCGAGGACTGCGAAGATTTGGAGGTGGAAGGCATGACCATCTCACCAGAAGCAAAAGAGGCGGCGCGTATAATTCACAGCGCATGTCCTTGGCCTTCGTCTGAGGGCTTCATTGAACATTACATTCAACAAGCAATCAACTCCGCAACCGACTCAGCTAACAAGTCATGTGAAAGGTTAGCAAAAGGCTATAACGAAATAGAACGCGAACGCGACCGGCTCCAAAAGGAAATCGCACGTCTGCGGGGCGAGGTGGAGAAGGCGTATCGGGAGGGGTTTTCAGCGGGGGCTTATGCGTCGCGAATATCTCACATTACAAACGCTAGAGCATTTGCCGAAAGCCGCGCCCGTCGCGTGGCGGAAGGGAAGGAATAAACTAATGATTAAACTTAAAGGAAAGCAACTAGATGGATTTAATGCTGCCCTGCGAGAAGGGGATCTAAAAAAGGCAATTTCAGAACTCCACAAATCCGCCGCGTCAGCTGATTGTCAAAGCGGTAACGAAGCAATTAAAAGCTGCGACCATAGATGGAATTGGACGCTCCGTAGCGGAGAGCCATGGGGAAAGCCGGGAAACATTGAAAGCTACAACTGCGGTCTGATAATCGGAAAGTGCCACAAGTGCGGACAAATTCATAAGCCGAAAAATTAAAAGCCCTAGAGAACAAGATTTAACTTATGTGCAAGTGGCAAACAACTATTATGGACTGTGATGATTGCGGCTACGAGTGGGTTGCCGTGCATCCAGACGAAACTGAATACTTAGAATGTCCAGTCTGTAAGCATATGACACCAGCTCCTTATGTGGAATAATAATTCTATTGACGCAGCCCGCGTGGCAGAAGGGAAGGAGTGATCAAGTCCGCCCTTGAACAACTCGTTGACGACCTTGCGGCCCAGGTCGCTGAACTCAAAGCCTATATCGAATCCACCAAGGAAAAGCCGACCAAGTTGAAGCGGCCTAGCTTGGATGACATCAAGTCGGAAGGAATCAAATCCGGCTTGCCCGCCTTGGACTGTGAAGCCTTCTACAACTACTACGAAGCCAACGGCTGGAAGGTTGGGCGCAATCCGATGAAGAACTGGAAGGCCGCTCTGGCCAACTGGAAGCGGAACACTGAGCAGTATCAGCGACCGACCACACAGGTGAAGGAACGGCCAAAAACAACATGGGAGCTGACACAACAATTGAACGCAATCCTTGAGGAGATGTCTCAGTTAAAGGCGTACGGTGGGTTTACCGATGCGTTCGGATTCCACTGGTCGGACGAGACAAAAAGATTACGGTTCGTGCAGTTAAAGATTGCACGGGACGGATTAAAAAGTAAGCTGATTGAAACATGACATTCACAAAAACACCACCAACCACGCCGGGCATAGTTGCTTATCGCCCATCAAGCAATACTGCAATCAGGGCTGGAGAAATTAAGTTTTCAGAGAAAAGAAAATGCCTGATTCTTGACTGTGGAGATGGGTTTCAGTGGAGCATTGATTCATTGGATGGCGGTGAATGGTGCCGCTTGGTTCCCGCTGGACAGATTGTAAATGCTTTTACTGAAGGGTGGCTTGAAGCTGCAAAATTACCAGAGCATTACGACGAAGCGTGGAAGCATAGCCACGCAAAACAAATAGCAGAAGGAACACTATAACATGAAAAAACGATACCAACGAAGACCTGCCCATGAATACCGCTGCCTGTGTGGCAATCAGGCCGTGAAGTGGTCAAACGGGTTTGCCTGCCAGCGATGCCTAGACATCGAATCCAATAAGGCGTTTGGCCGAGAGGTCAGCGGAGTTAAACCAACCACAGAAAGTCAATGGGCTGCGGAGGCTGAAGTTGTATGAAAACTGTTATTACATCAGATGAGATGTATCCGTTTTATGATTCGGAACCAAGGTTTGTGGATAGGGAAAGCTACAGCGCCTATATCAGGGACATTCCAGACAAGCAAATGAAAAACTGGAATCGTGTTATGGAAGAGTTTTGGCAGGTTCAGAAGGAGATGGAATCTTATTACGCAAAATCAAAATGACTAAACCACTGTTTGAAGAACGAGCCGACCGGACGCTCGATAAAGTCCGGGCCGTATATGCCCAGCGCGGGGGCGAGTACGCCGATACGTGGCGCACCTGCCGGTTCCTGGCCATGAAGGCTGTGTCAATGAAGCTCAACCTTGAGATTCGGGACGAATACCTGAGGGCATTGGCCACAGCGGCCTTTGTGGACATGAAGTATGAGCGCCTGAGCGGCGGGTTCAAGGATGACTCGATCATTGACGGGATCGCCTATGGGGCGTTTCTGGTGGATGAGATGGATGAGTTGTTTACCAACGCAGTGCCGCGAGAGCATTACAGCAAGCCGAAACCGGAACAGCAGTATCGGATGCTTGAGGCTGGGGAAACGATTCAGGAAGGAGACGAGCATAAGGGATCGATGGGGGTGTGGAGTCCTGCCGCATTTACGGTTGGGGCTAAAGTAAGAAACGTTGGTAATTTCCGCCGCCCAATCAATCCGCAGGAGACCGCCATCCGATGAGCAACTGGACACGGTTCATGGCTGGATTCGACGTGCACGGCGACCAGCAAAGCAAACCGGCCTGCGAGGTGTTCTTCAAGTTCATGAAGGACTGGAAACCAGAGATCCGCGTGATGGGAGGCGACCTGTTCGACTTTCGCCCGCTTCGTCGCAAGGCGAGTGAAGATGAGAAGCGCGAGTCGATGAGGGAGGACTTTGAGGCGGGGATGGGGTTTCTGAAGAGGATGAGGCCAACGACGTATCTACTTGGAAATCATGACGTTAGATTGTTTCAATTAGCTGAGTCTGATAACGGAGTAATGTCTGACTATGCTTATGAAGGCGTAAAGGACATTGAAACGGTCTGCGATTCGATGAAGTGCCGAATCCTGCCATACCACAAGCGCAAAGGCGTTCTTGATATTGGAAAGCTGCGCGTCATCCACGGCTTCCACTGTGGGGTCTATGCGGCCCGGCAGGCCGCAATGGTCTACGGAAGCGTGCTGTTTGGCCATGTCCACACCATTGACCTCTACAGCCTGCCTGGATTTGAGCGAAGGGTAGCCAGGGCTTGCGGGTGTCTTTGTACGCTTGATATGGAGTATTCTTCCACCAACCCATCAACGCTGAGGCAGGCCAATGGGTTTGCCTATGGGGTGGTTAACAAGCGAACTGGCATGTGGCACGCATGGGTTGCTGAGTGCATTAATGGGGAGTGGTTGATTCCGAGCGATCTTACCAAATATGAATAGTCAACAAGAAGCCAATCGGCGCTACTACGAAAAGAACAAGGAGCGGAGATCTTTCCTGCGTAAAAAGTGGAAAAATGAAAACAGGACCAAGTTCCGCGAGATTAACAGCTCCAGTCAAAAGCGACAGCTTGCAAGGAATCCGGCATTTAAGGCGAGGCATGCATGGAGAGGTAGGATTTGGCGAGTGTTTGTAAGGGGAGCGCAAGGGCCAGACACGATCTCTGTGCTTGGTTGCTCCGCTGAACAGTTCAGGGAACACATCTACTCCCAGCTTCACAGCGGAATGACCAAAGAGAACTACGCCGAGCTATGGGAGCTTGACCATATCGAGCCTTGCTATAAGTTTGATTGCACCAATGAAGAACAGCTACGGGCCTGTTTCCACTATACCAACTACAGGCCAAGGCTGAAAGTGGAGAATCAGTGGAATCCAAATAAAAAACATGAAAAAACCAACCAATGACTGGCTGGCCGCGCTGGAATCGGCAATCTGCTGCGCTGCTCCTGGTCCTGAATGGAAGACCCGCAGGCAGCTTGAGAAGGAATTTAACCTGTCCAAGCACTCCGCAACAAGAGCATTGGGAAAAATGGTCAAGTCAGGCAAGGTGGAGATGAGGAAGTTCTCCATCGGGCCACAGGGTAAACGCCTCGCCATTGCCCATTACAAGCTGCTATGAAACTCTACATGTCCTTCCACCGCAAGACCAAGAAAGACCCGCATTGGATCGTTGCGCTGGGATTGAAACGAGACCCCAAGAGCTGGGTGTTGTGTGGGTATTTCTGTGATAACTGATTATGAAAACCAAAGGAAGAGTAGCTAGGCGGCCTTGGTGGACCCGAAGAAGAACGTCATGTCCTGTTTGTGGGGCTGGCGTTGATGGCGCAGAAGGAAAGCTAGGGCAACCGGGATCAACGTTTAAGTGTGACACCTGCAAGGAACAGATGTCCTCAGTTGACTTCTGGAAGCTACACAACGACAAATACAGCTATAGCCATGAACCGGAAGACCCTCTTGAGTGGTGATTACAAACAAATATCACACTTTAGCGTTGACGGATTCCTTCCTATCTGAGTATAATTAGAAGTACCAGTACGGTACGTACCGATCCAACCAACCCCACCAATCCGGTCGAACCAACAAGGTTTGCCCGGATTTTCCTTTTTTAGGATTAGGAACGAATACGAACCTGATTGGATGATCCCGAAACAGATTTCGGTATCATATGTAAGTATCTGATACGGACCGAATTAAATGAAAAGGTCAGGATTTTAATTTTGGGTAGGTTGATAGCAGTGACTAACAGGTTGGCCAGGCCTTCCCCCTCCCTACCCCACCTTCCGATTCGTTCATTATCTATCCGAAACGAGGCGAATCATGGGCAATGTGAACATAAGTGATGTTGTGCGATCTAATCCGATACGAATTGGACAGGCTCTATCTGTTACGGAGTAAGCGGATTGAGCGGTGATGGGAGTAAACGCACAGCAATACAACACCAATTCGATTCAGTCTCGTTACGCTACAGGCCATGCCATGACCCAGGTGTTACAGATTCGATTCGCCTTGGTTAAGGATTGATCGTTCGGTAGGTTGTGTTCATGGTGGACCAATGCTAACCGTACCTATATGCTCTATTGAGCGCAATACAATGAGCCATAATGCGACAGACTGGGTTAGTGAAGGTTCAGCCGAGGAACTGAGCATCGTTAAGCGTTACCTTGGCAGGGTCGGAAGGGGTGTTAAGGTCATGAGCTTTGAGGAGCGCAGTATCATGGCCAAGCTTAATGCGGGGCAGATTTGGCGTACAAGGCGAGCTAAGTATGGCCCGGCAGGGCGTAAGGTGCAGGATTACTCCGCTTGGAGGCGGGCCAGGGGATTGCCGCCCGTTGAATCAACCTTTGATTCGGACAAAGAAAAACCCTAGCTGGTTAGGCTAGGGTGTGGGGCTAGATAGTCAGTTAGTCACTTGTCATTCACCAGAGCGGCGCGGGCCGATTCGCGGGCTAGGATAATCAACTTATTCAAGTCAACGCGATGCTTGTCCTCGGCGCTATGGTAACCAAATCCACACTCCGCCTCTTGCGACATGCAAGGTGCCGCTATTGTGGCGATACTGCCCAGCGCCCCCCGCAACCTAATCACCTCCGCAATCAATTCAGGCACAAGCGCAATGGCGGTGGCGTTGGCATCGCCTTCTGTCTGGCCGGTAACTCCGCCTAGCCCGTTACACTCGGCGAAAATTGAGAAGGCGTTATCCTCTCGTTTGCGAGCAATCGGAATGGCATTGCTATTGGTGTAGCGTTCCAATTTGAACCACTCCCCTTGCGTAATGCTCCGTTGTAGTTCGATCAATGTTTCGGTTTTCATGTTATTCGTTTCGGTTGAGTATCGTTTCAATCTCTGCTAACAGTGGTGAATATATAGATTCATCCGTTGCCGTCAACACCTAGCTGCAAAATAATTCCGAAATAATTCACATCGACTATTGACAAGCTCGATGCGTGTCGATATTGTGCCCGTGACGGTAGAGATTAAAACGAATTAAAACCTATGCAAAACACCTTGAAACATTACGTCACTGGTTCAATTGAACGCGGAGAATCGCAAGCCATTATCGGCATTCCCGCTGTGAAGAAAACCTTTCGCGTCTATTGGTCGCCGGAAGGTAAATGCATCGCCACTGTGAAAGCGTTCGACGCTGTATCGGCTCGCCGCATGGCACCGATGCCGTATCGTAAATTCCTTGGCGAGGTTTACGCGGAGCAAGTCGAATCCTAACCCTTAAAACCTATGCAAACATGGCACGTCAAAACCACCGTAACGCATCCAACTAGCTCCAATCGCGCTCCATCTCAATTCGTGGATTGGTACGAAGGGGACAAAGCAATCGCCCTTGAGCAATACAAGGAGGACTTGTTTCGCTACGGTTTGCCCGTTGACCGATGCGAGTCAGTATGGACAGAATGTGATTCAGTAACACTTAAACCGATTCAAAACTAAACCATCAAATAACTAAACCTATGACAAAGAAAGAATACAACGGTTGGACCAATTACGAAACGTGGGCAGTCAAGCTATGGCTGGACAATGAGCAATCATCCTCTGAATTCTGGAATGAGCGCGCCAAGGAGCAATTCGAGCGGGACGCCAAGAATGCCAAATATGACTTGGCTAACATACTCAAGGAACACCATGAGGAGGCATTGCCAGAACTGACAGGCTTTGCGGCTGACCTTCTCAACGCGGCCATGAGCGAGGTCAACTGGGATGAAATCGCTGGCAGCATCATTGATGACTTGAAAGCCGAGATTGCCTAGTTCCCATTTCGCCCCGTTTCGGTCCTAACCGTGACGGGGCCATAATGGGCGCAAGGTTGCGCGCCAGATACGAATAACACTAAACTGAAATCATGCCATGAAAACTAAATCTCTCGATTGGAGCTATCCGACTTCCAGCAATGCAACCAGGTTCAAATTCAAGGCGGGCTGCTGGACGGTTAGCGAAAACCGTTACGGCCACGTCCCGTTTGCTTTGCGAGGCTTTGCAACTAGGGAAGAGGCTATTGCGTTCGCGTCAACGCTGGTCATGCCGTGGCATAAAACGACACTGCGCTGGAATCCTGAGCTTGTCGCGGCCTAAACTGAAATCATACCTTAACGCTATGGAAAGCAAACCTAAACGAAACATTGGCCGCGCATCTCACGATCCTTTTCAGCGCGACCACTCCCTCGAATATCAGCGTACCCTGCACCGCCACAAGCCAGAATGCCCGCACTGCCGGATCTGGATGATTGGGTGTTTGACAATGACGGCGCTGGTGATAATCATCGCAGTATTGAGCCGGTAAAAACCTAAACTGAAAACATACCATGAAAACATACAAGCAATTCGCGCGAAATTGGCTGAATCAATATAGCCAGACTAAGTTAAACCTTAAACAACTTCGCAGGCTATGGAGGTATTACAAAAAATACTAGACAATACCTAAATCATACCATGACAACTACATCGAAAACCACCTACTTTGTGCAGTATCAAAGCGTTTACGAGCCTTCCGAGTGGAAGGACTGGACAGCTAACGGTCAATTGTTCACGAAAATAGACGCTCAGGACGTTGCGGCGGGGCTTTATACAACAAATTCCAACGTGCGCATCGTTAAGCGCACTGTGATTGAGGAGGAAATTCAATGACAACCTGGAAAATCGAACAAGTTAATGACGTGTACTTCCTGGTCTCAACCGCTGGTGACCGGCTCGAAGCTGGCCATAGCAGGGCCGTTGCTGAGTTTGCCATGACCACGCTCAATAGTGGGGTGGCGGCGGTGGAGCAAGGGAGGGATTTGAATCCGTATCCTAAAGGACGTTGGTCAAACTGAAATCATACCATGAAAGCTGAAATTTGGAACTACGAATTGTGGCAGTATTACTTTGATCTGTCCACACTTAGGGCTAACGGAAAACCAATGACACCAAGCCAAGTTGCCCACCTTGAGTTTTGCGATGGGCTGCTCAAGGATAACGACAATTGCGGGGTGGTTGTAACCAAGCCAAACGCGACCATTTCCGTCATTGTGGACGACATTTGCAAAGGTCGATAATGACTGAAGTATTCATTGCATTCGCCCTGTTCATTACCGGCGCGATTTCCATTACCTTTACCGTCAGTGAAACAGATGATTAGCCGGAGGGCATTGAGCTGGACATTAAAGAACCGATGCCAAGCAATGGTGCCTGCGCGGTGGTATAGCCCGGCCTCACAATGCCTTCACGCCGCAAAAGACGGCTCTAAATTTTGCAAGAAACATCAAAAACATGAAACCAATACCGCCAAAATTAGAAACCCTGTTTAGGCTCATCGCGGAGATGGCCGCCTATTGGAACAAACACCACTCTAAAACCACTGGCGTTTCGTTCGTGGTTGGATATAAATAAACTGAAATCAGACCATGATAATTTTGAGCGCGTGGCCAGACTCAAGGCAATCAGTGGCGGGGATAACGTATACGCCCAGAACCTGCTTGGCCCAGATGAAGATTGCCGCGCTCACCTTTTGTCTAAACTGAAATCATACCATGGCCATAAAACAAAAGCCCATATACATCTGCGACCACTGCGGAAAGGAAATGCCTATCCCCGCAGTCAAAACTGAAGATGTTCCAAACGAGGGATGCTCAGAGATTGTTTACGGGAAGCATCGCCATCCAGTCGGCGGACAACACTATTGCTCTCCTGCGTGTTTAATCCGCGATATTGAAGACGCGCTTGGAATCCTTAGGGCAAAGACTGACGATGTTCCAATTAGCGCAAACTGAAATCATACCATGACACCACTAAAGTCAGCCATGTCGAATTCAGACCGGCTGTTAAAAGCCCCTATGTCAAAAAAGGGGACCGCCCTACACCACCTGCTAGGCCAAATCGAGGCAATATGTGAGTTTAACGAGGTCGAATTAACCAAGGAAAAGCTCAACAATATGGTCAAGTCAGCCCTTGATTACGCCGGAATTGAACCAAACTGAAATCATACCATGGCAAACAAAGGAACACAGGTCGCCATTGATACGGCACTGCTTAATTTGAGAGAGTTTAACAACCGGCAGTTAATGATTGCTTTGTCAGAAGCGTTGGAACGCATTGCTCGGTTAGAGGAAAGGCTTGAAAACAATGAAAAGCCCCAAACCGATAACACCCCATGTACAAAGAGCGCCTAGCCCTCCGTTCCGCCCAGCGCCGTTACGATAATCTTTTACCAGAAGATTTTGAACAACCTGACTATCGCCCTGTCAAAACATGCAAGACGTGCGAAAATGATTTCAGACAGGACCATCCGAGACAGCATATCTGTGAGGATTGCGAATCGGCTGGATTAAAGCCGGAAGAAGCCTAAACTGAAATCAGACCATGATAATTTTGAGCGCGTGGCGGTTAGGGTGGGCGGGCTACCACAGCACATGTCGAAAGGCATAAACGAAACCCGCGCAGGTTCAAATCCTGCCGCGCTCTACTCTTTCCGCTCCAAGCTTGGCCAACTTGAAGCGGCTCAACCATAACGGGCCAGAACAGAAAGTAATCGAAACAGTATGAAAATGAACGACGTATTCCCCAGCAAATGGATCAAGGCCGAAGACCTTGGCGACGAGGATGTATTGGTCAAGATCGCCGGGGTCGAGATGGAGGAGTTGACCAACGAGAGCGGTAAGAAGGACAAAAAGCCCGCCGCTTCCTTCGTTGGCCTGGAAAAGCGCCTTATCCTGTCCAAGACCAACTGGACCCGCATCGCCGCCCAGCATGGGGACGATTCAGACGGATGGATCGGCAAGATGATCACCCTCTACGCTGAACCTGAAGCCAAGTCGGATTCGGGCTATGCGGCACGGGTTAAGGTTCCCAAGCCCAAGGCTACGGGTGGGCTGATTAAGCCTAAGGCGGTCGCAGCGGACGATGACGCTGTGCCTTTCGATGTGCCGAGCTGAACATCGCTAAACCACCTTCCAACACACCCACAACCCGGAGCCGTTTCCTATCTCGCTCTCAACCCTCCATAAGGTGCGGCTCCGGGCTTCTTTTAACCAAACTGAAATCAGACCATGACAACCAAAGAGTTAATTTTCTGGCTTAGAGAAAACAGTTCTGGGATTTATCGACCAGCCAAGGAGGCCGCAGATCGGATGGAAACAATGGAGCGAGCACTTTTACAGCTTTCTGAATGCAATTTAACCGAAGCTAACTGCGCGAGCCTTGAGCTTGCCAGTAAGCGAGTTAGAAACGTGGCAAAAGCAGGATTGAAATGAAAAACCCCTACGATAAGAAGGTTATCCGGGCAGAGCAGGCCCGCCAGCAGCAGGTCAATGACGAGGCAAATCTTGCCCTCTTGATCCAGCAGTTGGAACCGATGCGGGCCAAGGCCACGCGCTACTTTCAGGACTTTGAGATTAAGGGCAAGCGCCGCTGGTGGCTGCTGCCCAATGAAACCCTTGAGGATGGGCTGATGGCGCATCCGACGCGTATCGAATATGTATTGAAGAATCTGGATTGGTTTGTTAAGACCATAACGGAAAGCGAATAAAACATGGACACCAAAACATACCTTGAACTAAGCGAAGCTGAAATTGAAGCCAGAGAATGCCTGACATCCAAAGAGCAGATTGCTGTAGATGCGTTTATGCGTGCCGCAAAAGCCCTGCCTAAAAGCATATGCATATCAGTGGACGAATTTTGGGATAACGAGCCAAGCCTTAAAGTGAGCAAGCGGATAACCAGCGGAGCGGCGCGCCAAGTAGCCGCTCTTCGCAAGAAGTCTTTGTGTTTCTGACGCCTACATGACAACCATAAGAACCGACGAGCTGTGCGTTACCCCCAAGCTGATGCGGGAGTTGAGGTGGGTCGCCAAGGCCCGTCACTATAGCTCCCCGGAGGCGCTTGCAGACGCTTTGTTGACGGCTGCGCTCAAACAGATGTGCCCCGACCTTGAAGCGCGTGGCGAGGCTTACAGCAAGGCAACGCTTGAGGCGTATAACAAAGCGGTGGAGGGGATATGAACAGCCGGGCCAAGGGCGCACGGGGCGAACGTGCATGGCGGGACAAGCTCAGGGAACAGGGCTACGAGGCCAAGCGTGGCCAACAGCACTGTGGCGGGGCAGATTCGCCCGATGTCATCTGCGAAGACCTGAAACACTT